CTCTGTACCCTGCAAGTATACAATCGTAATGAGTATTAAATTCGTATTGTATAACGAAAGGATCTCTGCACTCACCCGTAATAGTTGAACATAAATATAAAATTAAAACGTACTTCATTTTCCTATACTATCCTAGCTTATTATTTACTTGCATATCCCATTAAAATGTTTATATAATAAAGATACATATTAATAATAACAAAGAGGAGGCCAAATGGCAACTATATCAAAATGCGATTCCGAGGTGTTTAATAATTGGAGTGAAAGGGTAAATAATATTTTATCACGGCTACCGAAAACTGACATCAGTGGAGAACCATTAGAATACCAAGACGATGCTTACCAAGAAGTTATGAAGATGTTGCAGCAATGTTCAATGAACTTTGAAGACATGCCTATATATCCAATTAACGAAACCATTGCTAATAAACTAATACAAGATCAACAGAGAGGTGCCGATGAACAACCTGATAATTAAAACAATTATTTGCGGGATTATGTTTTTAATTCCTGCTAAAATTTTGTTAGCTATTTTAGGTGGTGCCTTTTACATAATGTTTTATTAACCAAGGAGGGAAAGATATGGCTAAACATAGAGATAAGGAAGAACTTCAAATTAGAAAAGAATGTAAATTTGAAGATAGATACGCAAAAGGTATTCATTTCGATATTAGAAATAAGGGTACTTGTTATGTAACTATGAAAACAAATGCAGGTAATTTAACTGTGTACATTGATGCAATGGATGGGTTAACAGATCCACCAATGGTGCGTGCATGGATACCTGGTAGAAGAGATAAAGAAATAAACGTCAAATAACCAAGGAGGAAAAGATGAGTAAACCAATACAAAACAAATTTTTTGAAACTACTGATTACAGTAAGTTCAAAAAGACTAGAGGTAACAGACCTGTAGATGAAGCACATGTGCAACAACTTAAAAAGTTAATTGCAGAAAAAGATTTGTACGATCCAATTCGTGTAAATAAAAACTTAGAAGTTGTTGATGGCCAACACACACTGGAGGCTAGGAAACAATTAGATCTAAAGATTCCATATATTATTATGGACTCTGATGATCCTTTAGATGTAGCAAGACTTAACACAGGTCGTAAAAACTGGTCTATGGAAAATTATTTAGATCAACACTGTGCTAGAAATAAAATGGACTATCGAATTGTTAGAAACAAAATGCAACAGTATGGAATTAATGTTGCAGAGATGGTAGTGCTTTTATTAAAACAAACTTCACTGTGGTCAAGAATCAGTAATGATTTTAAAACAGGGAGATTTGTAATTCCTGCAGGAGGTATTGAACATACCGATCGTATTGGATCACAATTAATGCAACTTAAAAAATATTTCTATGGTATGGAATCTACAAAGAACAAAAGATTCAAACGTTCCATGGTGGTGTCTTATATTGTTGCTGACAAACATCCTAAATTTGATCATAGAAGATTTAAAACTGCTTGTAAGAGTAAGTCTTCATGGTTCTTAACAGGTACATCAACTGCTGATTATATAGCAATCATTGAGAGGATATATAACGCAGGTCTAACACAAAAAAATAAGATAAATTTAGTTGAATTTTACAAAACTAAAGAATATCAAGACAAATAGGAGAAATAATGGACGTAAACAAATGGAAATCAATTGCTGTTGATATCGAATCATACACAATTATAAGGGCTATGGGGGAGAATGGCCTTAGGAACCCAGGCAACATGATTAAAAAAATGGTTAGTGATTCTATTAAAAAGATAGCTAAGAAAGAAGGTGTTGCTGAACCAAAAATGAAAGAAAATTTATTAACTCAAGGAAAGAAACTCTTGAAATAATAATAAACATCACTGATGTTGGAACAGGGCCGGGAGACTGGCCCTTTTTTTTACTTGCAATCAAAATCAAAATAGTTATTAATTAAATAGTATTCCTAAGCCTAAATGAAATAAGTGGGGCTTTCAAAACACTTTATTTTCACCGAACAATTGACACTCAAATTAACTTTAACAAAGGATAATTTTGTGGGTAAAGCTATGAAGAAAAGTAGTGAAGAAGCATTAAACCAGGCGTTGGACAAGCTAGTGATGGTGTGTCCAAACAAAAAAACTTATGATGAGTTAACAGGTTTAATGTTTCAATTGTATTGTGGAAATGACTTTGGTTTAGGAAATTTCAGTCTTTCTTTCCTTGATAAAATCGAGGATAGATGGCGATCAGGTAGAAAACTTGCAGCGCAAGCTAAAGGTATCAAGTTGGTCGTTAAGAATGCTTAACCACGGTGTAGATTTTCCCAATCCATATCTTTTCCCACATCGTGGTTATGCAAATGGACGTAAAAAAACCTAAGGGATTACTTAAAGATTCAATTATATTGTTAGACATCATGACTGGTGAGGACAAGATGTACTATATGGAGAGAATGTGGAACCTTTACTTTAGGGTTTATTTAAATTCTAGAAAATCAAGATCAAAAAAATTATCTAAAACATTTTTAATGGATAAAAAAAAGGCCTATGACTTGTGCTCCGAGCTTACTAAAATTTTTGGGCATTAAGTTGAGCCTAGAGATAATTAAACCTAAATCATTTGCTGAACAGCGATTATTTCAAGCTATACTTGTCCAGGCGTTAGAAGATGCAGTAAACATATCAGGATTTAAAAAGGAAACTTACCATAAGCATGACTCCCACAGATGGTTTATGGAGAACTCCATAGATTTTAATGATGTATGTTGGGGTGCTGATATGGACCCAGAATTTGTACGAGGAGAGTATTTAAAATTAGTAAATACTGGAAAAATACATTTTACTAAATTACAGAGGTCCTGGATTAGTTATCGTAGTTTATATAAACGGTATCGAGCGGCTAGTACTAAGGAAGAGAGAAGAATAATTAAAAAATTAATTGTTAAGGAAAATTTAAAAAGACTAAGTGATTAGTCATGGGGGTCGAATGTGTTTGACTCCTGGAGGAAAACATAGGGAGCAATTCCTCGAAAAACCTCCAGAAGTAATTAACCAATTGTGAATGAACACAGCTGAACTGTACCAGAATACCGGCCACCGGACAAATATAAAATTTCTACTATATAGATTATCTAGAGTGATTGAAAAAGAAAAGTGCTCAGGGGGTAAAAGAGGTGTATCTGGTGTATCTAATGTTCTATTAGTCAATAATAGCAAGGGTTTTAATCGATTTTAGTGGTGTATCTATGGTGTATCTATGGTGTATCTGGGATACACCACTCTTGCGGGAACGCAAACAGTTGGTTAATAGGAACTAGTCATTACTCTGAAATATCTATATAGTAGAAAATTATGAAAAAACAATTATTCATGCTAATGAAGGATAAGGTGAAACAATTGTTCCCTGGAAATAAAGCTAAACAAAAACTATATACTGATGAATATGATAGTGCAAAAATCCATATGACTCATTCATCTGCAGATAGTTACGCTAGAGGTGAAGTAAGAAGAAAATTTACACCTAAAAAACCTAAAGGTAGAAAATAATGCCTGGTGGACTTAAAAAAAAATCACTAAGAACCGAATTAGATTTAACCCCAAAACAAAAAATGTTTGTTGAAATCTACGTGCAAGATTGGGGTAACATAACACAAGCTGAAGCACTTAAACGTGCAGGTTATGTATGTACTAATGAGAAAGACTACGGATCTGTTGCATCAAGAATGTTATCTAGAAAACATAGTCCACATATAGCAAAATATTTTGATAAGCTATTTGAAAGAGAAGTTAAAAAATACGAAAGTGACAACCTAAGACGTTACAAAAGATTAGAAAGAATTGCCAACAGTGCTGAAAAAGAAAAACAGTACGCAGCAGCAATTAATGCAGAATATAGATCCGGCCAATTAGCCGGAGCATATGTAGATCGTAAAGAAGTAACAGTTAGTGGTTTGGAGGGTATGTCACGTGAGCAACTTGAAAAAAAGCTTGAGGAATTATCAAACAAAATCGATGGGCACAACGCCAAAACGATTGTTGTTGAGTCCAAAGACGTTGCAGAAATTGAACAAGGCTAGTTGGTCTGATTGGTTAGATGTTTTTAACCAAGTACATAACTCAACTATTACTGTTTCGGTTGGTACAATTAAAGTAGTTGTTGATGAGAAAAGAGTTTACAAAAAACTAAAAGATTATGGCACTGATCTAACTTACGAGAACGAATTTAAAAACAAAAGATGAATAAAAAAAGACAGCAATCTAAAATACTTAACTTTGATTTTAAAAATCTCGGTAATAAAATTGAAGACTATCCTTACGTTGAAATAGAATGGCTTGATATCGAAGGTGATGCTGGTTGGAGCAGCACAAAAGATTTAAGTAAAGAACAGTTACCTGTATGTGTATCAAAGGGTTACTTACTTAGTCAAAAGAATGGTATTACAAGAATATTTAGTGATTTTATCAAATCAAAAGAGAAACCAACATTTGATAATATTGGTAATACGACTATAATCCCAACTGCAGTAATCAAGTCAATAAGGAAAATTAAATTATAAATAACTTACTTAATCATGACTAATAAAAATGGGGAAACTAGGTTGTGGCAAAAGGTTAAAAAAGGACTGACTGATTGCTTTCTTACACGCGTAGAATCTAGCACAATCAATGGTATTCCAGATATCCACGCAGTCATGGGTAACGAAGTTTTTTGGATGGAATTAAAATCAGATTCGTTAAGTTATCCGAAGCTAAATAAGTGGCAGATTGTTTGGATCAACAAATATATAATGGCTGGTGGTAAAGTTATTATCTTGGATGAGACCCTCTTGCAGAGGACGCTTAAACTCTACAGACCGGTGTCCGTGTTTACTGATGCTCGTTCCCTCGTCCCGTTTGCCTCGTTCTCGTTCCCGTTACAATGGCCACTGGTCCAGCGCAGGATGCTGCAGGAGCTGGGATCTTCACCCGAAGCAGCGTAGCTCTCGTTCTCGTGCCCTGGCCACCGATCTTTTCCCTCTTTGTTAGTGTCGGTGGCCTGGGGACCAGCAGCAGGATCTCGTTTCTCGTTCTCGTTTCTCGTTCTCGGACAAAGGTTACCTCATCAGGAGCTGGTGCAGCGTGCTTCCCAGCTGGCCAGGCCAGAACTTCTTCCTTGACAGGTATCCCATGATGTCGTATGGTCAGACAAACAAAGGAGGAAAATATGGCAATAGATTTCGATGCATTAGATCTCGTTCGAGGCGAGAACAAAGCTCGTTCCTACAACAAGAAGATAGATGAGCTCCAGCTTCAGGTGACTGACCTTCAGGAGCTGGCAACTCAGATGGTAAAAGAACTACCCGATGAAAAGAAATGGTCGTTCGAAGAAAGATTAAAAAAAATAAAAGAAAGGCCTTGACAGGTCTCCCATCGTGTCTTATATGTAGCTCGTTAACCAAAGGAGAACTATGAACAAAGAGTCAGAAGACAATGTAGTATGGTCCTGTCCTGAGCACAGTCTGGATACATACTTTAAAGTAAAACAGTTTGAGAAAAGACCCGAGGCCAAGGATTTCGTTTACGTACGTTTTGCGGATGGTGATAAAAAAGAATCCATGTGGGTCAAGATCCTGCAGGGGACGCAGCAGCGGGGCCACGGTAAGATAGATAACATACCTGTACATCTAATGGATAGAAAATTCGGTGATATTATTAATTATAAAACAGACAAGGAGGGAGTAACATGGGTAAGCTACGAACATTAAAAGAGGCCAAGGTTGCGGATGCAGCTCTAGACAAACCCGAAGCCGGCAAAGTATACGCGCTTACCGGAGGACCAGGATCTCGTTGCATTGCGAATGGTAGCAGCTGGAAGGATAGTGAAGTAGAAGAACTGGCAGCAGGAGCTGATGCTGGTAAAGAAGCGTGACTCTCGCTCTCGTTTGGTTGTGCTTTCTCTTCATGTTTCCTAGCTTTACACTGGCCAGCACCAGTCTGGCCATCCTCGTTCTCGTTGGAGTACTGTAATGTCGTCTCGTTTCTCGGTTAGAGAGCAGCTGGCCAGGCGCTTCCTTCAGAGCTGGCACCAGGCACCAGCACGGAACTCTGCTGGAAACTATAATACAGCGATAGGTTTTTACTTTAGAATGGTTCTAAAAGATAATTGTTGCATTAGTATATAAGATACGATAAGAGATAAAGATTAATCAACAAAGGAGAAAAGTTATGGGATTAGATCAACACGCACACCTTCGAGGTCAAAAGGTAGATTGGGAAC